GGATACATTTGAATTAGTTAGTAATGCTAGTAGCACAGAAACAGGGGGCGGTTTTCAGTGTACAATTGGACCGATAAATGATAGGGCTTAATTATGGCAGGAACAACATATTCAAATTTAACAACAGATATTAGAAACTACACAGAAGTAGATAGTGATGTTTTTACAACGGCCGTTATAAATAGATTTATAGAAGATGCTGAGTTTAGAATTTATCAAGAGTGTCCTATGGATTCTCAAAGATTTGTTCAAGAAGGTACGTTAGCTGCTGACGACAATACAATTAATTCACCAGCTGGAGCTTTATTTATAAGAGGTGTTGAAGTGTTTAATTCTACCGCTAATACACAAGGTAATGGAACATGGTTAGAGAAAAAAGATCAAACATATTTATCAGAGTATGTGGATAGATTAACAGGACCAGAAGGTGATCGTACAGCTCAAGATGTAACAGGTTTTCCTAAATATTATGCAATGTTTGGTGGTGCGGATAATACTACAGATACTTCATCAGGAGGAATGTATTTAGCTCCTACACCTGACGCTAATTACAAATTTAGAATATATTATAATAAAATGCCAAATGGTCTTGGATCTGGCACTGGTTTTAATAATAATACTTATTTAAGCACATACTTTCCACAGGGTCTATTATATGCATGTTTAGTAGAAGCTTTTGGATATTTAAAAGGTCCGACTGATATGTTGACATACTATGAAAATAGATATAAAAATGCAATACAACAGTTTGCAGGGATGCAACTTGGAAGACGAAGACGAGATGATTATACTGACGGAACAGTTAGGATACCAGTCAAGTCACCGTCTCCGTAATAAGGAGAAAAATTATGGCAATAACATCGGCAGTATGTAACTCATTCAAAGTAGAAGTTTTACAAGCTGAACATAACTTTACAGCATCGTCTGGAAACACTTTTAATTTAGCGTTGTACACAAGTTCAGCAACTTTAAATAAATCTACAACAGCTTACAGTTCATCAAACGAAATTACTAATACATCAGGATCTGCTTATTCTGCAAAAGGAAAAGCACTTACAAGTGTAACTCCAGCTTTATCAACTGATACAGCTTGTTGTGATTTTGCAGATGTATCGTGGACATCAGCTTCTTTTACAGCTAACGGTTGTTTAATTTTTAATGATTCACATTCTTCAGATGCAGCCGTTTGTGCAATTGCATTTGGTGGAGATAAAACAGTTTCTTCTGGAACATTTACAATACAATTTCCAACAGCAGACGCATCTAACGCAATTCTTCGTATAGCATAAGGAGGAACTCCTTATGGCATCAACCTGGGGCACTAATACTTGGGGATCCAACGAATGGGGTGACGATAATGTTACCGTTATTTTATCAGGACAATCAGCAACATCATCAGTAGGTTCTTTAGAAGCTTTTAACGAAGAAGGTTGGGGCCGACAAGAATGGGGTAATTCTGGTTGGGGAGTAGAATATGCTGTTCAACTTTCAGGACAGTCAACAACTACATCTGTTGGTTCTATTACTACAGAAATTGCAGTTCCATTAACAGGTTTATCAATTACATCAAGCCTTGGCACACCTACTTTAGATCTATTAACACTTATAACTCCAACAGGTCAACAAGCACAAACTCAACTTGGCGATTTTGATAATGCTGGAACTTTAGTTGGTTGGGGTAGAAATGGTTGGGGTGAAGAACCTTATGGAGATTCATTTAATAAACTGGTCCAACTATCAGGATTAACTGCATTAAGTTCTAGTGTTGGATCATTAACTGTCGTACCCGAAGAACTTATAGACATAACAGGAGTAAGTGCAACATCTAGTGTTGGTAGTTTAACTCTTGATATAAGTTGTACTGTTGTACCAACAGGAGTAAGTGCAACATCTAGTGTAGGAGAAATTTCTCCAACAGAAATGTCCATAGGTTTGACTGGTCAATCTGCAACAGCAACAGTTGGTGGAATAATTCTTGATGCAGTTGAAATAGGTTTAGTAGGAGTAGAAGCTACATCTAGTGTAGGTTCTATTACACCAGCAGATTCTGTAGGATTAACAGGTCAAGCTGCAACTTCTACAGTTGGTTCTTTAACTATAGAAATAGGAGTGACTTTAACTGGTGTATCTGCTACTTCTTCAACCGGCACAATAATTCCAGAAGATGTTGTAGGATTAACTGGAGTTGAGGCAGTTTCTAGTATAGGAAATGTTGCTCCATTAGGATATGGAGATGTTGATATTATTGGAAATACAAGTTATAGTAATGTTAATAAAACAAATAGCGCGAGTTATTCCGATGTTGACGTATCACACGAAACATCGTATACAGACGTAACGCACGTGGCTTAGGAGAAAAAATTATGGCTTCAACTTATACACCTCTTGGTGTTGAACTAATGGCAACTGGTGAAAACGCCGGTACATGGGGAACAAAAACAAATACTAATTTAAATATTTTTGAACAGATTTCTGGTGGCTATAAAGTACAAACTTTAAATACAGCAGGGGCTGGAGCTAATACAACAGCTTTAGCTGTATCTGATGGGTCAACAGGAGCAACTTTAGCTACAAGAGTAATTGTTTTAGGAGCAGAATCTCCAGAAACAATTTCAGGAAATAAAATTGTAACTATTCCAATTGATGTAGAAAACTTTTATTTTATAAAAAATAGCACAAGTGGTTCTTACACAGTTCAACTTAAATATGCTTCAGGATCAGGTGATTCTGTTACTTGGGCAACAACTGATAAAGGTTGGAAAATTATTTACGCAACCGCTAATGATGGTACAAATCCAGATATTGCAGAAGTTACTGTAGGTGGTTTACCAGGTGGTTCAGATACACAAGTACAATTTAATGATTCAGGTTCCTTTGGCGGAGACGCAGATTTAGTCTGGACAGCAGGAACAGGTTTAATAATTAATTCTCAGAAAGAGCTAAGATTAGCAGATAGTGATGATAGTGCATACATAGGTCAGAAAGCAGCAGGTACAACTACGTCGTATACTTTGACGTGGCCAGCAGGCGTAGCCGGAGGAAATGGGTACGTTTTAAAATCAACAACAGGTGGAGTTTTATCTTGGGAAGAACTAGCAGCGGGTGGAACTTCTTGGCAGTCAGTTAAAACAGGAAACTATACAGCATCAGCTGGTGAAGGTGTTTTCTGTAATACTACTTCAGGATCTTTTACTTTGACTCTACCATCATCACCATCAATCGGCGATGAAGTTTCGTTTATAGACTATGCAGGTACTTTTGATACTAACGCTCTAACTATTGGAAGAAATAGTGAAAAAATTAATGGAGCAACAGCAGATCTTACAGTTTCAGTTGAAAGAGCCGCAAACACTTTAGTCTACACAGACGGAACTCAGGGTTGGTTGTTAAAGGCTAAATAATCATGGCTACTTATAAAGAGACAGTTGGGACAGCAGTCGTCAACTACGCTGGTAATTATCCAGGCGCCGTGGATGGTGAGCTGTGGTACGATAGCACTAACAAAGATTTTAAATATAAATATCCAAATGTAACAGCAGCTGGTTCGTGGAGGACTGCTAATAACATAAATACTGCTAGATCAGTAGGAGGTAGCGCAGGAAGTACGACATCGGCTTTATACTTTGGTGGATCACCAAGCACAACACAAACAGAATCTTACAATGGAACTAATTGGACAGAAGTTAATGATTTAAATTCAGTAAGAGGTTTAATGGGTGGTGCTGGAGTTGATAATACATCTGCATTAGCTATGGGTGGTGAAGATCCAGGTGCAAACACTGCAAAAACAGAAAGTTGGAACGGAAGTAACTGGACTGAAGTAAATGATTTAACAACTGCTAGACGAGGGGGATATGGTGCAGGAGTTCAAGCTAATGCAATTTATGCAGGTGGACGTAGTACGGCAGACGTAGCCGTTACGGAGTTATGGAACGGAAGTAACTGGACGGAAGTAAACGATATGAACACAGCTAGAAGAAATCTTGTAGGAACTGGTCAATCATATACATCAGCTGTAGTAGCAGGTGGTAAAGATACAGCAGTTGTTGCTGCAACAGAATTATGGAATGGAACTAACTGGACTGAAGTAAACGATTTAAATGATTCTAGAGAGAATGTTACTGTTACGAGTTTAGATACCAGCAATGCTTTAGCAGCAGGTGGAGAATCACCAGGTGTAACTGCTAACACAGAGTTATGGAATGGAACTAATTGGACAGAACAAAATAATTTAAACACAGGTAGATATGGTTCGGGTGGTGTTGGATCTAACTCTGGTGCACTACAGTTTGGTGGATATACTACAACCTTTTCAGCAGCAACAGAAGAATGGACAGGTGCAGGTGCCGCAATTGGTGCTTGGGCTACAGGTGGAAATTTAAATACTGCTAGAGATGCAGTACAAGGTGCTGGACGTACTAGCACTTCTGCTTTGGCGTTTGCAGGTGATACGCCACCTAAGACTGCTAAAACAGAATCTTATGATGGAACAAGCTGGACTGAAGTTAATGATTTAAATACTTCAAGAAAAGAAGGTATGGGTGCAGGTGCAGATAATACAAATGCTTTAGCTTGTGGTGGTAATTTAGCTCCTGGTGCTACTGATATTACAGAAACTTGGAATGGAACAAACTGGACTGAAGTAAACGATTTAAATACTGCACGAAGATTAGGTGCAGCATCTGGTGCTACTAATACAGCCGTATTATGTTTTGGTGGATTAGGTCCACCATCATATGCAGTTAATGAATTATGGAATGGAACAAATTGGACTGAAGTAAACGATTTAAATACTGCTAGATATCAGTTGGCTGGAGTAGGGACTAGTACCTCAGCTTTAGGTGTTGGTGGAGATCCTGGATCATCAGCAATTAATGAATTATGGAATGGTACAAACTGGACTGAAGTAAATAATGTAAACACAGGAAGACAAAACTGGGCTGGATCAGGCCCTGATAATGAAGCAGCATTAGTTTTTGGGGGTGCTAGTTCTCCACCAACACCAACAGATAAAACTGAAGAATGGAATGGAGCTTCTTGGGTAGAAGTTGCAGACTTAAGCACTGGTAGAGAAGCTTTAGCAGGTGCAGGTATTAACACTTCCGGAATAGCTATTGGGGGACAAGTGTCTGGTGGAGGTCAATCAGCATTAACAGAAGAATGGAGTGGAAGTTCAGAAACAACTAAGGTATTAACAGATTAATTAATAGGAGGAAACTATGGCAAAAACATATCAATACTGTGTAGCAGAAAACTGGGGCAAAGGATTTATCGATCACGATGAATCTCAAAGAATCACGTTTAAAGGCTATCCGGCGAATGTTTGGCAAGTTCCTGCATACAACAAACATGCTAATCTTTGGATTGCCAAAGTAGCGGGTGCAGTCAAAACAAAAGACGAAGCTCAAGCATTAGTTGATGCAGAGGTTCAAACAGCGCAAGCTGAATGGGACGCTTTACCGGCTGATGAAAAAGCACCGGCTGAAGGTTTTAAGAACGTTGAACGACCTGCTGACATAATATTAGAGGAATAAAATTAAATGGCTACATACTTAGGCACACATGGTGGTAAAATACAAACCTACTCTACGGATCCTACTTATCCGAATACGGGAGAGGTGTGGTATAATTCTACTTCAAATACTATAAAAATGGAAGCCACAACAACTGCAGGATCTTGGGCTACTGGTGGTGCTTTAAATCAGTTTAGAGATCAAGCTGCAGGTTCAGGAACTGTAACATCAACGTTAGTTTTTGGTGGAGGACCACCTAATCAAGATAAAACAGAATCGTATAATGGATCTAATTGGACAGAGGTGAATGATTTAAATACTGCTAGAAGAGGAATAGCAGGTGCAGGAGCAGATAACACATCAGCAGTGGCTTTTGGTGGAGGTTCTCCTGGAATAAATAACACAGAAACTTGGAATGGAACTAATTGGACGGAAGTTAATAATTTAAATACTGCAAGATATTTTTTAGCTGGAACTGGAATTATTACAGCGGCTTTAGCTTATGGTGGTGGTGATCCGAATACAGGAGCAACAGAATCATGGAATGGAACGAATTGGACATCTGTAAATAGTATGAATAGTGGAAGAGCTGCACCAATAAGTGCTGGAGTTCAAACTTCAGCATTAGCTGCTGGAGGTAATGATGGCTCAGTAACTGGTAAAACAGAACAATGGAATGGAACGAATTGGACAGAAGTTAATGATTTAAATACTGTAAGAGTAGGTGCAGGTGGAGCTGGAGTATCTAATACTTCAGCAATAGCTTTTGGTGGTAGTGTTCCATATCCGTCACCTCCACCCCCTACAGTTCCTTCAACTGTAGTCGAAGAATGGAATGGAACGAACTGGACTGAAACAACAGATATAAGTACAGCAAGAGCTTATATAGCAGGTTCCGGAACAAAAACTGCTGCATTAGCAAGTGGTGGTAGTGATAAAACTAATACAGAAGTATGGACAGGTGCAGGAGCTCCTGTAGTTAAAACAATAAGTACGGATTAATTATGGCAACATACAAAGAAATACACGGAACAAATATTGAAGTAGTATCATCAGATCCATCGAATCCTGTTGAAGGACAAGTTTGGTATAACTCGACAACAAATGTTTTAAAAGGTGAAGCACAGACAGCTACAGCTGCTTGGTCTTCTGGTGGAGCCTTAAATACAGCACGATATGTTTTAGGTGGTGGCGGATCACAAACTGCAGCAATTGCATTTGGTGGTGCTAGAACACCAGGACCAACTTCTCAAGCAGTTACTGAACTATATGATGGAACTAGTTGGACAGAAGTTAATGATTTAAATACTGCAAGAGAAAGATGTTCATCTGCAGCAACCACTAACACAGCTTCTTTAGCTATGGCTGGAGTTGTATATCCAGGTGCATCTAATTCAAATTTAACTGAAAATTGGAATGGAACAAACTGGACTGAAGTTAATGATTTAAGTCTTTCAGAAGGTGGACGTTTTGGTTTTGGAACACCTTCAGCAGCAGTTATGGCTGGTGGTGGATCTCCGCCAAATATGAATGTAACAGAAACTTGGAATGGAACCAATTGGTCTACAAGTCCTGCTACATTAAACACTGGAAGAAAAGATAATGAAGGCGGTGCTTCTGGAACTTCAACGGCTGGAATAATTACTGGTGGTAATAACGGATCAACTTATGACGTAACAGAACTTTGGAATGGTTCTGCATGGACAGAAGTTAACGACTTAAACACAGCAAGATCAGGATTAATGTTATCGGGTATAACAACAGCTGCAATAGCTGCAGGAGGAACTCCTAACCCAACAGCTTCAGCAACAGAAAGTTGGAATGGAACTAACTGGACAACTACAACATCTTTACCTGCACAAAAAAGAAATGGAGGAGCTTCACGAACAGGTGGAAATACAGCTGCTTTAGTATTTGGTGGTTATTATACTGCTCAACAAGCTACAACTTTTGAATGGAATGGTGCTGGTGCACCTCAAGTTAGAACATTTACAGACAGTTAAAACTTGTAATATATTTTAAATAATATATATTACATTTAATTATAAAGGAATAAAGATATGAAAAAAGACGTCAAAGAAGTAATACAAGGTGAAGAACCACATTTAAATAATTTATTAACACAAGAAGATTTGTCATCGTTTAAAGGTATGGTAGTTTTCCTCTCTTTT